GGGATGATATAGATGCGTATCGATACGCAGTTACACTCGCTCAAAGTCTGCGCGAGAAGCATTTCCCAGACGTGCCGCAATGGAAGCCTCTGCCCGATTTGTACGGCGTCCTGACGCAGATCGACAACATGACGACCGCCCTCAAGCGATCCCCGGCCGAGAGCGGTGGAGCCCAAGCGCCTGCGGTGGGGGAGGTGATCGAAGCCGCGCGTGAGTTGCTCGCTTACGCGGACCTGATGCCGAAGAAGACGCCCGCGCCGGGCCATTGTTCGACCGAGCATTCTTTCCAAATACAGGCAGGGGCTATCTGGGGGCTTGACCAGCGCACCAACCAGATGCGTCAAGCGCTTGCAGCCCTAGCCGCCTCTCCTCACGGAGGCGGACGGTGAAGGGAGGGGAGAAGCCTCGCGTGCATCCATATTGGTGCGACTGCGGCGCATGTTGGTGCGGCATTACCGTGAACGCCCCGAAACCCACGCTTTGGCAGCGCATTGTTCGCTCCCTCAAATCCCAAGGTGACTCATGAACTCGGAGAAGGCGCTGGAGCCGTGCCCGCTAAGCGAGTGCCCGCCCGGACTATTCTGGTTCGGCGAAACGCTCGGCTTCAAAACCGAATATGGGGCTGCGGAGTGGCTGCCTGATACGCAGACATTCACGATCGGTCGCTATTCAGACGTGTACGTTGTCGAAAGCGGCGAGGCTTTCTGGGGCGGCGTATCCAACCGTGACGAGCGCGAGAATCTCATTGTCACGCCTGTAGAAGCCCTCGCCAAGCCCTCGCCCGCCCCCGTCGAGCGGGAGGGGGTATTTTCCGAATGGTCCACCGCCAGTCTGGCCGGTCAGTGCCGGATGCAGGCACGTGAGCAGTTGGACCCCGAGTTCTCGCAATTCATGGAAGCGGTTGCGGCCCGTCTCGCCGCCCTCGCACCTGAGCCTGTTCGGGAGGGGCAACGGGTCGGCAATGACGAACTGACGGACGCCAAGCAGCTTCTCGATATGCTGGTTGCGGCGGACGATGAGGCCAAGCCCAACGGCATCATGGACTGCATCGATAACGATGGCTCGCCATACCAGAGCGCCTTCATGGCCGGGCTGATTACGCACGCGCGCATGTTGGTTCGGCCCTACGACCACGCCGCCGCGATTGCCGCGTTCAGGGCAAGCGAACCTCTCTCAGCGCGGGAGGGCGAGTAGGGTGGGGGAGAAACGCGAACCACAAGCAGTCGGGCACTTCTATTATAAGGGCCACCGCTCTCCGCCGATCCGATGCATGGATGTCTTAGACAGCTTCCCATGCCTTACTTGCGGAGCCGGCCTTAACGGCAAAAGCCTAGGCTGCCAGAACCATTCCCAACGTGATGCGGATAACGCCGCCTATCACGAATGGAGAAGCCAGCACGGAGCCCGCCCATGACGCTCCCCGAGGATCGGCTTAACGCGCTGGCACTTGCCTGTGAGAAGGCGAGCGGGCCGGATCGGGAGTTGTCTTGCAAGATTGCCAGAGAAATCGGCTACGATGGCGGGGTGCTTGGATCTCAAACGAGTAGCCCGTGGGCTTGGTGTCCCGACTACACAGCATCAATCGACGCGGCGATGACGCTTGTGCCGGAAGGGCTGGGCTGGCGTTTGAACGTCTTCAGCAAGGAGCGTGTGGCTCACATTTTCCCGGACAATGAAGATTACACCGGGCCTTGTCTCGCTTTCAGTCGCGCCGCATCCCCAGCCCTAGCGCTAACCGCCGCCGCCCTGAGAGCCCTGGCCTTGAAGAGTGGGGAGGGATGAAGCTCACCACCCTCTCATCCAGCATAAGCCTTCACGACGGAGGCAGCCTGCTAGGGATGATCGGGTGGCGTGAGCATGACACCCACATTGAGGTGCTAACCCTCCACGTAACAACCCCCGTTGCTCTCCTCCGCCTCATGGTGGAATTTCGCCGTCTGCACGCTCCCGCTAAAGTGTGCTATGAGACATCGTTAGATAACGAGGCTATGCAGCGGCTTGGCTCATTGTTGGGCGCTGTAGAGGCTGACGGACGCTATTGGTTCGCCCTTTGCCGGGGAGGGCGGGATACATCTCAGGCCCGGCAGGAGACATGATATGGGTAGTTGGAGCGAAGAAGCTGCGGTGGCCAAGCTTTCCGCCGCTGGTAAGGCTGCTTTCCGCAAGGATCAGAACGAGGAAGTTGCTCGGAAAACCGCTGCTGGCCTGAAGTATTCCGATTGGTCGGATACCTCGCGGCGCCTTCAGTATTCGAAATATTATCAGTCGATGTGATTATCAGCCCGTCATTCATAACGAGTGGCGGGCTGTCCTACTTCGTTAGCGCCCATGCTCGCAAGGCATCATACCTAGCTTGAGCAATCCGCCCCCACTCTCTCCAATCTAGAATATATTGCGCTACCGTCGCGTCGTTGGCCGTCTCAGGCACAACGGGCGAGGCTGGCAGATCAGCGGTTAGCTCCGGTGGCGGAAGTTGGCTTTGAACTGTCTGAGGCCCGCAACTGGCGCAAAAGATCGCTAAGGGCAGAAGAGGCAGGAGATGGGTTGGTCGCATCGATCGCTCTTTCCATGATGGCCTTGTCAGCCTTGGTTTCAACAGCGGCTTTCGTGAGGCCAGATGACAGGGCGGTTAGGCCAGCCACATCACGCTTCCTGGCAAGCCTCTCACCATCCAGATCCCGCTGCACAGCCATGATCGTTGCCGCCTGCGATTCAACCTTGTTCTGAAGGCCGGAAACGTACCACCACGCCGCAAGCACAGCCAAGGCTATGGCGATGTAGGGACCGAGCTTTCTGACTAGCCCCCATGTGAGAAAAGCAGGCATCAGCCGTTTATCTCCTGTGCCTTGTCAGCGGCTGCATCGGCCACAGCATCAGCGCCTTGTTTGGCAGACTTAGGCGATGGCTCAGGTTCAGCCTTGGCCTTTCCGCCTGAGCTAGACCCGATCCAGAAGCCCACGGCTAGCAGGGCGAAGTTCTGCCATGTGCCGATTATGTTTCCCTTGGTCACGAGGTCATCCGACCAGCCAATGACATATCCACTGACAACGCCAAAGCCGAGAAGCACGAAGGCAGACACGCCCACTACGATACGCAAATGCGGGATCTCTGGCGTCGGGCCTGTCACGCGAATTTGGTCCACCATTCACCACCCGGCAGAAAGTAGCGGGTGCGGTTGGTCCATCCCTTGAGATATTTGATGTTTGAGGAAGGAGGTTGGCTGATCGAAATATAAAACAGGATGCGCTCAATTCCCCACTGAGCCGCCGCGCCCTCCTCTGTGACCTTGCTACGATACGCGCTGGAGGCTGCTGCTGTGGCAGGCCCTATCTTGCCGTCATCAGAAACACCGATAAGCCGCTGCCAGAGCTTGATAGCCTGTGCCGGTCCCATTCCCCACCCTGCGTCGAATAGGCTCGCTGTGACGCGGTTCCACGGCAGGAGATTGAGCTTTGGTGCGTAGTAGTAGAGCGACAGGGCGATGTCGGCGGCTTCGTCTAGCGTTAGGTTAGCCATTGCCGAGGCCGAGATACCACCCACAGAGACGTTGCGGTGTTTGGCTAGAGCGGCAGGCGTTACCCCGTAGTTGCTGCCGATGAGCGCTCCGACGCCCTTCTTTCCCCCCGACCAGTTTCCCGCATCATCCTTGTCGAGGGATAGCTTCCCCTCCCAGGTTTTGATGAAGTCTATGGCGAAGGTTTTAGGGTCCATGCTCCCTTTTACCATGCAATCTGCTTTAGGCAAAGTTCCGCTTTCCGCTCGGTTCACTCCACTAAGGGAGGAAGCGGTGTGACCGAGGATTCCCAAACGCCGTTTACCTGAGCTGCCCTATATCGTCAGAGCCAGACGGGTTCCCCACCGTGCCGTGATCTCCGATATACGCCGGAGCAGCCTGCCGTGGTCGCTTATAATTATGTGACACTCGATGCTCAGATATCCCTCAGCTTATCCCAAGCAGTCGGGGGTGCGGAAAGTCCCTTGCAGGCAAAAGACACCCAGCGTTTCAGAGCATTTTCGAGAGGCCCTAGCTCCGGTGGAACGGAGGCTCGGCAATGTGGGCTATTATGTCCCGCGCTGTCCAACCGCTCCAAGGCAGCTTTTCTGCACCAAACGGGAAACGCCAATTCGAACCGTCTTGCAACTTCCGGTCGCTTGGCGTATTGAGGGCCTGTCAACGAACCGGGCCGCGTGGGATGGTGCTCCTGCGCGGCCCAATTTGTATCTAGCGGTAGCGCGGAAAAGTCAAGCCTCTACCGCCCCTGCTGCCGCTTGTGGTCCTCCCACATCTTGATCTGGAGCTTGTTGTTCCGATCGTGGCGCATCTTCCGGTAAAAGAACCCTGAGAAGAATATGAGCATCCCCAGCACATAGCCGAGGCCAGCCCAATCATCGAACGGGGTGCCCTCCTTCTTCACGTCCATCACGACAAAGATGGTCATAAGGCACATACCGCCTAGCAAGCCCATTCCGACCCGCTCGACAATGTTTAGGATGTGATCGAACCGATAGAGCCCGTAAGCCATCACGCACGCCAGAGCGAAGCGGAGGAGGCTGCTTATGATGACGACACTCATTCCGTGTCTCCCCCGCCTAACAGGCGATCCATCATCTTGCCGATCTGGCGGATGACACGTGGTAGCAAAGAGTAGGATCCCGCTCCAACGATGTAGGTCAGGAAGCAAACCGCTCTAAGGTTGGTAGGGCTGATATGCATCACGTCGAACGCCAGCCACGGAGCAAAAAACAGCGGAAAGGCAGATCCCACGAACAGCGAGAAACCCACCTCCCCAGGGGTCATGTTTTTCCACGGACGCATGGACAGAGCCGTTACCGCACCCGCAAGAGAGGCAACGATGATATAGGCGTAATGCCAGAAGCCCCCCTCGTCATTCACCGCTTACGACGCCAGAAATCCGGCTTTATCGCGTAGGCGAGATAACCAATTGCTGCCAGAAATCCGAGACACAAGAAGGGCATAGATGGGACCCCCGCCAATGGCGAAAAAGGTCGCCTCCTCTGCGAGAAATATAACATCGGCCGTCTGACTAAACGACTTCCAATCTGTAAACCCAGACCATGACATCGCATCGTTCACCACAGCGGCAAACAGGAACCCGAACAACACCGGACCCCACACCGTAAACTGCGCCATCACCATAACGATCACAGCCACGACGGTATTCGACAAAGCCCACATGCTCTCAGGCTCCATCCCTAACACCTTCTCAGGTGCGTATGCGGTCCAAGACGACAGGTGTAGCATCCACGACACTAGCAACGCCGACGAACACACCAACGCAGCCTTACGGTGGGCGACAGGGGAAAACGCAGCCATCACCACCGCTAAGTGGACAATGGCTGCGTAAATCACAAACAGTTTAGTGACGTGAATCACTTAGGACGACCGCCCTGACCCGACCCGCCGTCGAGAGGCTTCGGATTGCTCGGTTTCGGCTTCGGCTTGTTAGTCGGTTTCATTGTTACCTCCTATCGGTTCATCGGACTTCATAAATTCACGCAGCGCGATCCAAGCTTTGACCATTTCGTCGGCTTCGATCAGTGCGATAATCTCGTCTTTCGACATGCTACCTCGCTATGAACGTTCCAGGGGCAGCGTTTACGATCTGCCCGGAGATGTTGCCCGTTATGTCATAGCCGTTCTGGTAGTAACCCGTCACGCCCGAACTTACGCTCAGACCATAATTGTTTCCCACATCGTCACCTCTGGGACCGTAACGACCCTTGCTGATGCGAACGTTAGTACCTTTCTGGAGAAGGACGGCTTCATTTGTGCTAGCGGAGATGTCGCAATCCAGCCGTACATCGTTGATTGTGCCCGCTCCCGTCAGAAGGGCAATGCCGATGCCGTTTAGCCTCATCCCATAATCCGAGAAGGCCACCCGCTGGATCAAGCCGCCACCTGTGCCATCCAGTTTGATCCCTGCATCTGTATGGACAGTGACGTTCCCACCCCCGCCAGCCGTTAGATCCTGCACAATACCACCGGCACCGGGTTTAATATCGAAACCCCGAATGGAGCTATCGATGTTTCCACCACGAATATCAATAAATCCCGCAACCTGTCCTGCCTGCGGATCAATGAGATAGCATGAACCTGAAGCGATCAGATCCATATCTACAAATCTGATAGCATCGCACCACCGCATTCGAACGCCGAAACTAGGAAAGGTCTGCCCCAATCCGTCCCACCAAGTAGCGGCTGTGGGCTGTTGAAACTTGATGCCCCGAATTGTGCCTTCCGAAGTTCTGCCAGCAATACCAAGAGCGATAGCGCCTGTGCCTCCCGCAAGCCTGCCCGGAACGTTTGATATGCCTGTCAGAGAGGATATGTCAAAAAACTTGGCGTTCTGAAGCTCTACCCAGCGATACATATATTTGAACTCAAAGTTCTGTATGCGAGTATTCCAAGCGTAGGGCTCACTACCAACGCCCCCGACGATAGCGAACGCCCCCGCCGTCTTCGTCATGCCGTCAATCGTTTGGATGCGGGCGCCGTGGCCGTCCAGAATAACAGGGATGCCAGGGCCGCTGTCTATAGCCTGCTTGATCTGGAAAACGTGGGACGTGGCGTTATTTATGGTTATCTTGTTCTGAGCGCCAAAGTGAATCTGACATGGAAAATCCAGAACGAGAGGGCCATCCGACAGGTTTAGAGAATAGTTGCCAGCGGGTGCTTCGATGTATCCAGTGCCAGAAGTTTTCTCCGTAGCGATCCGATCACGGAAATCTGTGGTGCTGTCGGATACAGGGCGAGCGAACCGACGAGAGGGTTGCGCGTCGTCGTAAATCTCTACAGACGAAACGGATACGGATTTACCACCAAACGAATAGGTAAGATTGTAGACGCCACTGTCCACGTAAAACTGGAAAAGGCCGTAGCCGTTGGTCGTAACCGCGTTTATAGGGTTAGCGATCGGAGTGATGCCATTATCGGAATAAAGCTGAACAGCCGCGCCCGTTTCCGTAGTGACAGCCACCGTAGCTCCGTTGACAGGCTCCCCGTTGCTTCGATTGATGACCGTATCAAAATACTTCCTCACGTCGGGCTCCCCTGAACATACGGACCAAGCCCGACCACGCCGCCGTTAGCCGGAAGAATGTTGAGGACGACTGCCCCGAATATCACCACCCGGATCCGCTGGAGGCTTGGCGACCATTCGACGTAAATGTTGTTAGCCCGATCCAACCATATGCGGGGGTTGTTCCCGACGTACTGGAGGGCGAAATTGTCATCACCCGCTCTAACGACGTTACCTTTTGGAATGTTAAGGTTAGCGCCCGTCACGTCCTGCTGAACGGTAACAGCCCCAGCAAACTCGCCATTGAAGGCATTGAGAAGATCATTGCCGTTAAGGTTCAAATCACCCAGCATACCTCCGACGCCAGATCGTGCCAGCGACTGTGTAAGCGCCTGAGCAATGTCCTGCATAGCCGGGTTGTGCTGAGACGGGAGTACCGTATCGCCTGTGTTGACCAGGGTGCCCGGAGGAAGGCTGTAGTTTGATGCTGTGTCGCGTGGAATGTTCTTTACTCCGCTCGCGTCGCGTGGCATGGTACGCGACGTACTAAGGAAGCTTTATGCCATTCAAGAACCCGCATCCTCTCTATCACATATGGCAGGGTGTAAAAAGACGGTGCCTTAACCCAAACTTTAAGGCTTTTCCAGATTACGGAGGGCGCGGGATAACTGTTTGCGAGAGGTGGTCTAGTTCTTTTCAGAACTTTTTGGATGACATGGGACCGCGCCCAGAGGGGTACTCCATCGAACGCCGAGACAATGACGCTGGATATTCTCCAGATAATTGCTTTTGGGCTCCTTGGAAAGAGCAAATGAGAAACCAACGAAGGACTCGGTTTGTCAATATTGAGGGGGTTAGATACAAGGCTGTCGAACTTTCCGACAGAAGCGGCATTAAGACTGACGCTATCGTCCAGCGTGCAGAAGCTGGCTTGACGCTCGATGAGGTTTTGTCCCCTGCTAGGCGCAAAGGAGGCGGGTTCCGAAAGGCTATTTCCGTCAGAGTCGCCAAACAGCGCGCGGCAACCCACTGCAAGAACGGCCATGAGCGGAACGAAAAAAATATCAAAGTTACCCCGGAAGGATGGAGTTCCTGCCGAGTTTGCCATAGAGAGCGAGAGGCTGAAAGGCGAGCCAAGAGATGACGTGTCGCGAGCCATTATACAGGCTTCCTAATCACAATGGTTTGCAAACCGGGATTCGCTCGTTTGGTTTTGCGCTTTTCCCAATAAAACAGGATCATACTCTTGATGACGACGGCGACCAACAGGGCGGCAAATTCCATCATCTGTCCCCATAGGTCGAAAGCAGAGCAGCCACGCCCGACGTACCGGCAATTGATCCAGGACGAGCGCCTTGTGCGGCTAGAAGCGCTTTGGCAATTTGAAACTCTTTCTGCCGCTGGGTAAGATCGTCTAGGCGCGTAATTGCGCTGGCTGGATCTATATCCAAAGCAATTGGGGCTATTTGATCCGCCCTTTCTTCCGCGCCTCTCCGTAGGCCAAGAGCAACCCGATCTTTCAGCGTTATCCCGGCCAACCGTGCAGCAGTACCGGGCAGAGATGCTCCATGTGTCGCCACAGCGGCCCCAGCGTGCAGGCCAGCCTCAACAAGTGGGTTCGCTCCAAACGCCTCATCGGCCAATCCACGTTCGGCAGTCATGCTGTTTCCAGTAAGACGATTTGACGATGCGGCTAGCTGGGTTTCCAAATCCCTGCGAGCGAGCAAATTGCCGACCCCTTCGCTTTGCGGATAAAGCGTGGAGAGTCGTTGCTCCATGGCTGGAGTTCCCAAGACGCTTTCGAATGGGTTAGTACTATACCTGAGTTTCCCGGCATTTTCCGCAATTTGAGATTGGAACCCAAGCTGCATCTGACCTTGGCGTTCAGGAGTCAAGCCAGCAACGTCAACGGCTAACTGATCCGGCGATGCGTTGACAGCCTGTTGTCCTGCCTCAAGGAACTGACGCTCCTGAATTGGACCAGCATAAGCCTGACGTGCTGTCTTGTATGCGGGATTTGCGTTGTCAATTATTCCAAGGAAATCCTGCAATGTATTGTTTATAAGGCGTCCTTCATTATCGACAGACCCCATATTGGCAGTTTTGTTAGCCTGCACGACATCATCAAGACCAACCTTAGTGGTGTGAAGGGTTTCCCAGGAAGGGACGCGCTGCAATACAGTGTTGCCTTGAGCGTCAAGATCAAAACCAAGAGAAGTGGGATCTCGTCCCTCCTCCTGTGCAAGCTTATTAGCATTCCCAAGCGCTTTCTGCATAGATGGGCGCTGAAGAAGAGGCGCAACCTGATCATATATGGCACCCGCACCCGGTGCAGCAAATGCTTCATCATACAAAGGGCCAGCGCGTTGCTTAGCAGCCTTAATCAGATCCTCGCTACGCTGTGGGATATTTTCGATAGGCCCAAGATCGGTGCTGAGAGCCTTAACCATGCGATCATACTGACCACGCCCACGCGGAATGAGTGTGTCGCGCGCCATTCCTGCGGCAGTAGGAGAGCGCCGAATTGCTGCGCCAGTAAGGCTGTTGACCTCTGGAGACACATCAGCCAATCCAGCAGGCACATTTAGATCACGGGCGCGGCTAAGAGCGTCCACAACGAAATCTCGACCCGTCTTGTCAACAGCCCCCATAAGCATCTGCTCGCCGGGATTTAACCGAGAAACACCGCTAGGATTTCTCATTCCAGAAATGTATTGACCCGCTGCCTTGCCACCTAAGGTGCCAGCACCCGCGAGCAATGCGCCGCCTACTGCCCCATATAGGGGATCTTCAGCGTTCCCCGCACCTTGTGCCGCCCCGTAAGCAACATCGGCCGTCAATGGGTTTGCAAGCAAAGAGGCAATTGTAGGGCTAGCAACCGAACCAGCGGCTTTAGCTAGACCGGCGCCACCCAGCAGCAACCCGCCAACATCACCAACCGCCGATCCAGCGAAGTACGGGAGGCCATTAGAACGAGCCATCCGCATAGCTACGTCCGTACCGCCTTCACTTCCGCCTGTAGCCTTAGCAATGTTGCCGAGTTGGCCGAAAGTAGCTGCGTTGCCTACGCCGGCCGCAAACGATCCAACACCTCCAGGCAGCGCATTAGCCAATCCCGACGTGAGCCCAGCTTCCCTGTGACCTGTGGGCGTAGGAGTGAACTGTACCCCGAGATTTTGACCGCGCCCAGCCAGCGCCTTGTCTAGCTCAGGACCAAACGGAGTACGTCCATATTTTGCTGCAATAGCGTTGATCTGATCCTTCGACGCGCCATCAACAAAAGCCTTTTGAGCTTCATCAGCTAAAGCTTGGTCGCGCTCAGTGTAGAATGTGCTATCACCGCCCCCAGACGGAGAAAGCCCAGGCTGATTAGACGCGGCACCGCCTCCCCCGCCACTATCGGGAGGTGTGAACTTTCCAGAGCCACCCATCAGCGGATTGTTGTTAGGCGGCTCCTTGTCGATTTTGCCAGTGCCATTCGGGCCAAGGGCATTGAACACAGCCTGTGCATGGGGATCGAGAAGCGTAATGCCATCGATAGAACGACCCATTCCTGCCTTGTATTGCTCCCCCATCGCATTGATGCGCGACCCAAGCAGATCAACCATCTGGCCAATGACGGCACGTGTTTGAGCGGGGCTCTGCGAAGAGTTGAGAGACTGTTTCCACTCTTCGATACCGGCTTGCGTCCCCCCACTGCCACGAAATGCTTTTTCAAGCTCATCCACAGCAGCATGAGCAGCCGTGTTGAACTTGTCCACGGCCGGATCGCCAAATGTTTTGTTAACCTTGTTGCCTAGATAATTCCAAGGCGTAAGGTTGCCATTGTTCAGCCCCTTGCTGGTTTCATAAAGTGTACCGAGATGGCCTAGAGCCGTGTTAAAAGCGGTGATGTTTCGCGCAGAAACACCCGACGTAAAATCCTTGCGAGTGGCAGCGCGAGCGTTGTAGTTGATGGCGTCAAAGTTAGGATCTGCCTTGGCGACCTTGGCAAGCATGTTCTGCCAGTAAGTCGAACGCAACGCCGCTCCAGCGGGGAAAGCCATACGGCCATCCACTAGAGCCTTAACGGTAGCCTCTTCCGACTGTCCGCCTGTTGCAGAATCAGTGCTAGTATCAGCAGGCCCGCCAGGGATGATCTCTTGCTTGGTATGCGAGCCATCAGCCCAGCGGTAGCCGGTAGGGAGTGACCCAGCCGTCTGCTGTTCAGCATCCATAGCCAACCGTCGCTGCGAAATCGCGACCTGTGCGGCGCTTAGCCCTAGTTGCTGATCTTCACGATTGGCCGTCCGATCTTTGTAGGGATCGTTGAACATCGCAGATGATGGTTTGGAGAATTTCTCCCAAGGACCGGGCATTAGCGCACAGCCTCCCAATTAGCCTGATTGCCGGGATCGCCGCCTTTGAAGCGATATCCGTCCATGACAGCCCCGGGCTGCGGCCCCGATTGAGTCTGTGGCGCGCCACTTGAAGGCAACATAGAACGCGGCCCCGCAAATACCCCCGTAGGAAGGGTTACGTTTACGATCGGGTCGTAGGATGCCTGCGCTCTGAGTGAGTTCTGACGTTGCCATTCTGGCGTGCCCGGTTGAACACCACTCGCAAGAAGATACTGCTGAAATTCGTTGGGTTGCGTAGGCTTGGGATTGGCCCGCTCATAGGCCATCTTCCCCACAGATTGCAGGGCAGGGTCCGTGCTGGCTAGGGCAGCGGCGATGCTGGATGTCTGCGGACCCGATTCAGGCGACGGAGCAAGCAGGGCAGCGATGCTATTCTGACGATCACCAGCCTGTGCCAAAGCCTCCTTGTTAAGAGACTTTTCGTCCAGTGCGCCGGTTACGTTGTCGGCCACACGGCCCAACCCCTGAAAGATGTTGGATACCGGGGAATAGTCGCCCTGCTGCTTGGACAGAGCAAGTTTTTGCTGCATCGCCAGTTGTTCAGGCGTCAAACGTGCGCCACCCTGCCCCCATGTGAAAGGCTGAGCAGGAACGCCAAACGTTGTGCCGAACTCCATCATTTCAGGCATACGCTGCGGTTCAGAGAAGATCATGTTCTGCGCCATCAGCCGTACTTAATCCCCGCCGTAGCTGCCGAGCCCGCTAACCCAAACAACCCGCCTAGCATCGCATTGGAGCTAGCCACCTTCTGGTTGTAATTGTTGTTCACCAAGCCTGTGTAATCCACACCGCCCACCTGAGCTTGCGGAGTTGCCGAGAAACCACTGTTCGGATTGGCGATCTGCGAACCCGAGAGAAGGGCTGAAATCTCATTGAGCGGTTGATTGCGACCCGTAACCGCTTCTTGAAAATTCTGCTGACGACCCTGCAAAGCCTGATTAAACCCGAGATTCTGAGCGGACAGACTCGTATTAGCATTGCCCTGCCACGTGCCTTGAGCCTCACCGAACGCCTGCTGTCTGCCGGTCAAGGCAAGCTGGTTAAGCTGGTCCGTGTTGGTCCGACCAAGGCGTTCCATTTCACTATTCCAAGCCTGCGTGCCGGGACGGATACCCTTGTTTGTAAGCTGGGTTTCAAGAGCAGCCTGGGCCTCCCGCTGCTGGGGGAGGATGCGCTGCGATCCCAGATCATAAGCCCAATTCTGAGCATCCCCATTATCGAATGAAAACGGAGTGGGAGCCGTAGCCGTGGGAGCGTTGAACGTGCTGCCGTTATCGAACTTGAAGCCGCTGTTCAGATAACCTTTGAGGCTGTCCGACTGCTGAGCGGCGATGTCAGCGATGTTCGTCTGCGCTGCCGTCGTCTTGTCGAAGATGGCTTGCTGTTCGGGGCTATATTGCGTGGTCTGGGTGTACTGAGGGAGCGTTACCGTCTTCCCGCTGGAATCAGTGTAGCTCTGGGTCCCGGTCGGGTTGTACGTGGTCGATCCCCACGGGCCAACCTGATTGGTCATGTTGAGCAAATTTTGCGTGATGGCAGTATTAGTATTCAACCCACTCTGGGCTTGGGCTGTCTGCATCGGGTCTGGCGGCTTTGGTGTCGATACCACTTCGATACGCTTCCACATTCAGAGGAAGCGCAGAGTCAATCCAGCCGCGCCATTTATCGTTGCACCCTACACCACCTAAACTCCGACTTCAACACCCCTACGATTATGCCGTTCCGGCCATATCCGAAGTGATTCCTGAGGCATCCCTCACGTTTTCCGCCTAGCCTCTCCGCCAGCTTAGCCACGGTTTCGCTCTCGGTGATGGAGGTCATGCGCTGGCATTCTAGGCTGCCGAATACATAATCGCCCACGGCTCGCATAAACTCAGGCGTCCACCCCTTACCCGCTGCCGTGAAATGAATGTCCGCGCCCTCGAAATGATTGAACAGGACGCCTGCAATGATCTTGCCGTCTCGCTCGATACCAAGGCTGACGTATGGCGGGCACAATCCGAACCCGAGGCTTTCACTGACGAACCGCGCAACCCTCTCGTCAGAGACGATCACGATATGACAGCGGCCTGAGTGGTCGTCATCTCTTGACGGATTATCTCTGCGTCCAACGGAGCAATATCACCACTCGTTACCTGACACGACAGGGACAGAGCGTAGCCAGATCCACCTAAAGATTGCCATTTCTGAGAGAGAAATTCGGGGAGCGTCGATCCCCATACGGAAGATCCCCACACGGCGGTGCCCCACAGGTTGCCGGATGCCCCCGAGCTAGCATCAGGGACCGGCCCCATGTTGGTATTAAAATCGACGTGGAGGCTGGTGATCTCGTTTACCGGCCCCAGCGCCCTCAACACAGTGCGGCCCATCTTGCCAACCTTTAGAGAGGACGGCGTTCCCATGTCTTCAAACAACGGCATGACGACACCGGTATAAGGCGTCTCATCGTCCAAGCCGGACACGTTAGCGCGATATATGAAACCACCTGGAGAGCCGAAATACATCTCGCCCTCAAACACCTCCATGCATGCCATGCGCCAGTTAGTGAAGCGGCACCACGCGCCCGTCTCAACGTTGGACACGAAAGCTACCGGTGCAGACGATCCGATAAGATCAGGCGGAGAGACGAACGCCATCTTGAGTTCAGGCCAAAGCTCTACATTCCAGCCTTCTGCACCACGGAGCTTGATGGCATCCGACCAAGCATCCGAAATGTTGTAGGAGATGGTGGCTACGTTGAGAGAGGTGATGTCTAGAGACACAGCTTTGGACAGGGGAACAAGACCTACGCTCGTTGCAATGGCAAGATCACCACCGCCACGAAGGAAAGCGTTTTTACCCAACGGCGTTCCAATTCGGTAGACGCCCACCTTCTGCCAATCGCTTGCCGAGTTAGGGTCTGCACCCTGCCAAACAGCCACCTCCCCTTCGGACGAGCAATAGATGTTCTGCTCCGACAAACCCCCAGCCGCGCCGCTATCGAGGCTCCACGATTGCCCGAACAACAGCGTCCCACCCTTGCCGAAAATGCCAGCGAGAGGGAAAATGGTAGCCGCGCCCGCGATCGTATCGACCGGCAGATACCATGCGTTCATGCTGTCTTTCTGAGCAAACCACAGACGGTTTTTGTAGATCCACACGAACGACATATCAGCGGTAGTCAGCCCACCTGTGAAAGTGACGGCGAGCGGCGTGAAGGCGGTTCCGTCGTAATTGAAGCCTGTGTCCTTGCCATTCACTCCGATCAGGTAAACATCTCCTGTCGTAGCGAACTGAACGACGCTCCAATCCCCACCTGTCTTACCAGCTAGGGCTGCTACAGGTGCAGCCGTAATATCGTAGATCGTGGTTTCCGTGGCCGCGAACAACGAGCGGTTCTGTCCGTCCTTGAATGAGAAGAGGGCTGTGGGGTCAGAGGGAAGGGTGGCGTAACGCTCCTTGCCCCGCCGCAGGATCACGCTGGATGACTTGGGGAAGAAGTTATCGAGGATCGCAGCGCCCTGCTTAACGCCTAGTTCTGACGGGTTGGCTAGAGCCCTGTTTGCCACCCATCCCGCAATCGGAGCCGTCCAAGCCTTTTGCTGAGACTTAAGCGGCTTTGGCGATGTTTGACGACGTGCGTAGACCATAGGTCCACCTTACACGATTTCGCCGGGCGTCACAGCAATCGTGTAATTCGCATTGTTGTTCATCATCAGAGCTAGGTGCGTCTCATCCCCTACGCTGACGAATTGCTCTTTGCCGTTAGCCAGATCCAAGGGCATCCCGGTTTCCGAGTCCACCGTAACCGAATCAGCGCCAAGGCTGAAAAAGCATGTGGCTGGGCTGGGATACGTCATGGACAAGAGGCGGATGACCCTCTTCTCCCCTGGCAAGCCTTCAAGCTTGATTGTCTTGGGGGTTTGCGTGGATACCGTCACACGACAGCTAGGCCCGGTCGGATGAAACGGCATTACCAAGCAGTCCCCGTATAAGGTACGGACGTATTCCAACGCCGCGAGCCGTTGAACCGGATGATGGAGGAGCCTTTGTCCTTACCTGCATACTCATCCAGCGCCTTGATAAACGCTTCCTGATCTCCGGTAGCATCCAGCTTCTTATTCTCTCTCCAGCGCCATACCAACCCAAGCGTGAGCAGGCGTGCAGGCAGGAGAAATATGTCGGTGTCCGCTGTGAAAGCAGGCTTCAACACACCATCCGCACCGTAAGCGTAGTTCGATGATATGTAGGGAAACTGCGTCTCACCACTAGGCGCAGGCTGAAACTGGAGTTGACCCCCGTAGATAATCCAGCCACCCGGCCATTGCCCCCACCCGCTGTCCCGATTGTAGATGAACTGGTTTAAGTCGGTAACATGCTGGAAGCCCCAAGCCCAATTCGCTGCCGATTGCAGATCGCTGCTAAGGGTCTGGCGGTCATAGTCTTCTGGGAGTTCAGCGGTCGTGCTGGAGCCGTCACCCGTTAGAGAGGCTATGCGGGTTAGAGCCTGCCAATCCTGATATTTGCAGATGTCCTGAGCAACCTCGTTAACAAGGTCGGTCATTTCCATCTCAAACACGGATGACTGAGGCGCACCGAAGAATGTCGAGGGCTTCTGTCCCAGCAAGCGTATCGCAGCCGACTGAAGCGCCCCCAAGATAGGAACGCTCCCCGCCGTTGGCCCCGAGGGGGTTACTGCGATAGCGATGGTCACGCAGCTTTAGCCTGCTCATACATGGAGACGAGGTTAGCGCGTGAGGTACGATGGTGAGGCTTGGCACCCGCTAGCCGCTCAATTTCCTCACGGAGCTTGTCGTCGCTCATGTCCTCATAGCCATCTGGCAGGATCGGAGGATTGATGGGAATCGAGGTGGAAAGGGAAACTTCCTCGCCCATTCCAGCCATCTGATTTGCCGTAAGCTCAGCAATCTTGCGCTTGAGTTCGTTGATCTCGCTCTGCTGCGTCCGTCCGTCAGCTCGATCCTCAAGATACTTCTGCGCCATCGGCTTGATCGTGTTGCCGTGAACCCCGAGCTTTTTGATGCCCGGTCCCTCGATATGAGCAAGGGCTTCGATCGAATAGATGTTGAGTGCGCGACAGAGCGAAAGCTGAGCCTGCGACATTCCGTAAACCAGCAATTCCTCAAGCGGGGTGCCTTCAGCTTCCTGCTCGGAGCCCGCGAGAAATGCCTGGTACTGCGACTTGAAACGTTCAGCCCATGTCATCTGAACGCCGCCGCGATTGTCCAACTCGCAAGGCTCCTCAACAAGAAAAACCGGCTTGTATTGCGTGTTGGCTGCGAAGCGGAGTTCCACCACTTCCTTCAAATCGAATATGGGCTTTTTCTGGATCTCGCTCTGAGGCGCATTAAGCAAGCTTTCATACCGGAAATACGGAGTGACAGTCTTGTTCTTCGTCTCGCCGGGAATAGCATAACCAGCCCGATCAAGATCCTCGCGGGAGAAAGCGTCCAAGCCCATAAATCGTCCTTAATGCGAGAGGGGATGAGCCGTGACCCATCCCCAACCCTGTTTACGAGATAACTGCGCTACGAGCCCAGAAGAACCCGCCGATCGGTACACCAGAAGGTGCAATCGTGGAGTTCGGAGCATAGTAACCGCCAGCACCAGCCGCAGCCGTGAAGGCTGGTTCAGTGATCGTCACCTGCGTACCCGGTGCAGCCGCAGCAGCAATTGCCGCCGATGCCTGACAGAGAACGTAGATATGACCATCCGACCCGGTTACGTTGGAACCGAGACGTGGCGAAATGAGCGACATAGCACCTGGAATGTCGAACCAGACCTGACCGGCTGGAATGACAGTTTCGATGCCCGGCCCGAGCGAAGGAGTTGTACGGAAAGCCATTGTGTTATTCCTTTCCTATCAGGCCGTGATGAGGCGGGCGCTGTAACGCGGGTTGGACATGACCAACTCACCGTTCCACACCAGACCCTGCGCCACTGCGTCCTGATTGATTGGCTGTGCGCCATCACCCGGAAACAGCGGAACCATGTTGCGGCTCGGATGATAGTACAGATCCAGACCGTCCAGATCGAGGAAGTAGATCGTGTTGGCGGGCATGACGTTACCGACACCCGTTGCACAAACCATTTCCACGCGACCGGCAGGCGTGACGATCTCAAGGGTATCGAACCCGAGAGAAGCCGCACCGCCCTGCTTGGTGATGCGCTGATGAGCGACCATCGAAGCGGAAACCGCCTGATAGGAAGCCAAGTCAGCAACAGCCAAGCCCGGGTGACGCCGGCCCTTCGACCGAAGCGCCGCAATGCGTTCGATGATCGGACGCGCCGTGGTGCTGTCCCATACCGTGCCCAGATCAGCGAAGTCGCCACCTGGAACGCTGTACGTGGTCGTGCGCCAGATCGGGTTCGTTGCACGGTCGATACCGCCATACGTACCCGTCGTGGCAGCGATTGGGAGAGCCCCGCCGAAGCCAATCATCTGACGACCTGCATCTGCCGTACCGTTGCCGTGAAGTGCCACTTCCCACAGATCCTGCATCGAGGATTCAGCGGTCTGCATATACTCGTCCATCAGGTTATAGATGCGAGTACGGCCCTCGTTCGCCAGAAGCTCCGTTCCCGTCAGCGAGAAGCCAACAAACAGATTCTTCGGGGTAAACACGGCGTCGTTCAGGATTTCCTTGGGCTGGATGTCCAGGTAATCGTAGCCAGTGAACCACTGTCCACCCAGCTTGTCGATCTGGAGCGTGACGCGGATTTCCGGGCCGGTGTACGTCTTGTACTTCCCGCGCTCACGGAGCAGGGCGGAAACGGGGTTGGAGTTGAAAACCAGATCCTGAATTTCGCGAGTGCGGTAAGCCATCGCGGTCGTCAGTACCTGGCGGTAATTGCGGTCTGTTACGACTGCGGGCATCGCCTTTTATCCCTTAATGGGCGATTCCAAATTCGGCCATTGCCGCGTTTAGAGCATCGCCGCGTGACAGTTTACCCCTGCGCTTGTTGGTCGTATCGACCCCAGATGCAGGAGCGCCTCTTACGGATTTGTCACCGCCGAAGTCTTTTGCCAGCGCGGTCGTCTCGCCTTCGTCCTCTTCGGTAGCAGGAGCGCTTTTCTTGGCCGGACTAATGCGAACCGCCATGTCATACGCTGCCGCTAGTCGATCATGTGGACTAAGGCTCTTTGGCACCATATCAGAATTTAGAAATGCTGCAATAGTGTCTTGCAATTCGTGATAACGCGGATTCTCACGTGCAAACGGTGCAATGATCTTGTCTTCCACGTCTCTGTGGACAAGCTGCGCCTTCATCTCCTGAACCTGCTGCTCAAGGGTCTGTACGCGCTGATCGCTCTGAGGCTGAGGCTGTTGCTGCGGGCGAGCAAGCGAGGTGTATTCGTTCGGGTTCTGCGCGATATGCTCGGCAAGCTGCTCAGGGCGTACTCCGTAGGCCTGCAAGATGCTACCGATTGCCTGAACCGGGTTCATCTGCATATTCGACAGGAGCGTCTTAAACCCCTCTGACGGATTGGCGCGGAATGTCTGCTCGATACCGATGTAGCTCTTGAGCGCCTGATCGATCGTGGTGCCGGATTGCTTAGCCATTTCCGCATAGGGACGGATGGACTCATATTCCTTCACGCTCTCACGTGCGGTAGCGGCTTCCGTCTCAGCTTCGGAGATAACCCGCTGCATGTCGGCGCGAACTTCGTGAGGCGTGTTAGCCCACAATTCCTTGGCACGCGGCATGAACTTGACAGGCGCTTCAATGGGAGAGCGCTTGGGCTTATCCGTCTCGGCCTTTAACTCGGGGGCTGGCTTTTCCTCTGGCTTCGTTTCCGCCTTGGCCGGTTCAGCCTCAACCTTATCGGGAGACTTCTCCGCCTTGGGTTCATCAGCCTTTACATCCTCTTTCGGGGCAACGTCTTCAGCAGCGCGCTTGATCGCGTCAAGTCGGCTTTCCTTAACCTCTGGTTCCTTCGCGGGTTGGCCCTCTGTGGTAGGCCGTCCTTCATCCAGTTGCGTGGACTCGTCGTAAGGCTGCGGCTCGGAAAGCTGCGTGCTGAGTTCGGTCATGTTAGATCCCCATCCCATCAAGGGTGCGCTTGACTGCTTGCATACGTTCTTCCCTGCTTGATTGCTTGCGTTCGAACGGCGCAGCTACCTTTTCACCGATACACTCGTACCGCTCTCCCTGTGGGTTGCCGCTGGGGAGGTAGGAGGCGTACAGGCCAGACTTGCTGTCGTACATCTTGCCGTTAGCGTGGCTCAACACCGGATCTATGTAATCCGAGATAACCATTGCCGAGGTGATGTGGCGCGCGTCGAAATCCTGCTTTTCAGCCCATGCATCATCCGCCATTTCTGGAGGGATCGACCACAGGGCAAGCCATTCGTCGCGCGCCATCGCCATTACTTGTTTACCGCCTTGGTCTGACCGCCGCCGTCCTTGGTCGGGATAGGCGTGTCGTCACGGTCCAGATCCTCGTTGAACCCGCTGTCTTCGCTGGTATAGGCCGAACGCGACTTGGAAGGATCGTTGGCCTCCAGGGACAGCTTCACAGGATCGACGTCCGAACCACCATCGCGAGCGGCAAGGATCTCATTCGTCCGTGCGCTCTCATTGTTGGGCTCAGCATCCTTTTCTTGAAGCTTCTGGATGGCGTCCGACGTGCTGGTCTGTTTGTGCTTGGTCATGTCTACTCTCCTTACAGGAATTGGTTAAACGCTTCAATGCAAGGCTAGTGCCGAATACCACCACGCTCCATCCTCACGTCAGATCCACGCTGGTAAACATCGCCGGATAGCCCTGCGCAGGTGTGACGAGCCGCGCACGGTTATCAAGTAGCGGATTGTCTACCGATGGTGTGTACCCGTCTGACGTAAGCGGAGTGACGGCGCCGCCTGGGAACCCGTACTGATAGCGCAGGGTTGGCTTGGTCGAGGGGGCGGCGGTCGTGAACGTGTGGACCGTCGTATTCCCCGTCCCGACAACGGCGCTGTCTGCGGTGATGGCATTCGCGAACCCGTTGACGCTGTAGGTAAAACCGGTGATGTCGCCCGCCTTCCGCGTGGTCAGACCCGTTCCGCCGTTCTGCGCCCACGTGACCGTCAGCGTCTTCGCCGTGTTGTCCCAGACGGAGCTTACCGCCTTCGGACCTGCCGCAGAGAAGCCGCCAGTGGCTAGGAATACGATGTCCTGCGCCAGCATACCACCAAGGAAACCCGAGCCCGTCACGCTAGACGTTTCGTGGATGGTATCCACCAGCGTCATGAAGGTGAGATTGCCGCCCATCAGCACCCGAGGATCGACGAGCGACTTTGCGTCTGCCCAATCGCGCTGTGCCGTGCGGATGTTCTGCCATGCAACCGCACCAGCCGTGTTGTCGCCAGACGAGTTGAGCGGCCCAATGATGAGTTTCCAGTTCGGGCTGGATGCATCAAACGCTGCCTTCGTGTTGGCATAGAACCCGTCAAGGAACGTCTGATAAGTGGCGTACAACGTGCCGAGATCGCCTTGGCCTTGCTGCCAAACGAGGTAGCCCGGCTTTTGCCGCTGCCATGTGTCAACGAAGTCAGCCCACACCGATGAGCCCGGCGACCATACACTTGTCGGGCTACCGGAAACAGCCGAGACGCTGATTCCCACTGGACAGTTAAGCGCGGTTGCCAAGGCATCAGCCATGTAAACCTCACCCGGCCCGCCCGTGGCAGACTTGTTCCACCCACGCCGCTGAAGGCTCTGTACGCTTCCGCCAAGGCTCCGCGAACGTGAGAAGAAAGAGAGAAACGCTGCGTTGGGGCCAGATGCTGTGCGAGTGCTGGGCGTATCACCAGGAACGCGCATCTGTTCCGAGATGGACTGTCCTACAAGATCGATAAATTCACCAATCAAAACGAAATTATCGATTGGGAATGGCGTACCGGCCAACCCTTTACGACCCGTAATGCGCAAGTTAGCAAGCGCAGCACCGGGGGCACCCGTGATCGTGCCAGACCACAAGCCCCCAGAGGAAGCCGCGATTTTCGTGTAATCTTTGTAGACTGTGGTTTCTGTCGTATCTGTGATGCGGATATAAACATCATCGTCCACACCGGTCATAGTGCCACGCAACGTCAGGTCGGAGCTAACACCTGTACGCTGGATCAGTTGGCCACGCCCTTCAAGCTGCACGCGGGGTTGGTCGGCAATGACGGTCGTTGGAATGATGCCGCCAGCAGCAGCCGTCCACGTGCCGTTGATCGTGTAGCTGCCATTTCCGACGAGATCGGGGACTGCGGTTCCGGTTGCGCCCTGAAAGGCCACCAGACGATCGCCATTCGAGGCGTCAAACGCGATATACTGACGTGGATCAACGCCAGCGTGAATGGCCTCCATCTGAAGCGCCGTCAGAGTCTTGCCGCCCGCGAAAAAGAACCTTTGATAGGTCGTGCTGTCGCTGTTCGGATAGGTGGCCGTCGTGACGCGGTTCAGCTTGTTGAGGAACAACTGCTTGGCAGCAACCGCGCCGAAGGTGGACCCGATATAGTCGTGGAGCAGCGCCGTGCGGCCGGGGGTGACAGCCCAAAACTGAATGACATTGTTGATTTTCTGAACCACAACCAATGTCTTTACATTGCGAGGCTCGTTGCTGGGGCCTTGGATATACGGAACATTGGTGCCGCCAAAATACGTGTTAGCTCTCCGGTTCGTCGCCGTCGAGGTGGGAAGCCACACATTGGCGTCATCTCGCCCCGACAGGACAAGCGAATTAGTAGTGGCGTCGGCAACACCCACTCCCGTAGAACTCGTCTTTGGGAACATTATGTGCAGATTGCCAGCACTGCTAGTAATGGTGTCTGACGCCGTTCCCAGCGAAAGAATGGGACGGTCGATCGTTAGGCCGGCTGTCGGCATAAATAACGCCAAACCCATCACCCAATCGCCAGCGGGCAATGCTAGCGTGCCAAGATCGATGTTGCCCGGTGAGGAAGCGGCACTCGTTAGGGCGAAATCGTTTATGGCAGCCGTTGGGAGGATGTTGGGAACGACCGGCGCCACCCCGCCTATGGCTGCCATAATCTCGCGAGCAACGCGGGGGACAATCCCAGCCTCTACCAGCTTGCCACGACTGACACTACCCGCCGTGATGCCCGCAACGATCAGCTTGGCGGCAATCCCTGGCACGCCAAGCTCCACCAACCGACGCCGGTTGCCAACGCCAGAGTTAATCTGCGCGCTAAGCTCAACCGCTAGCCGGGGAACAACCCCCATCTCAACGAAGCGTTTTGCTACAGCGGCCATATCAGTTCCTACGATGCGATTTGCGTGGCGAACTCACGGGCTACACGCGGGATCATGCCAGACTCAACCAGTTTTGTGCGGTTAACGGTGTGTGAAACCACAGCCGCCGCCATTATGCCCGCCTGCCCTTCCATAGATCCTAACTCCACCAACCGCCGCTTGTTGCCGGTGCTGGCAGTGATCTGGCCGGCAATCTCAACCGCAAGGCGCGGGGGTACGCCCATCTCAACCAGTCGCTTTGCGTTGCCTGTTGCCATTACTGAAGCGCCACTATGCTAACCCACGTCGCACCAACGCTAGCGGGAACGGAAAGGATGGTCAGACCAAGGAGGGCAACAGCGGATTGCTGAGTACGAGTCACCCGGATCTTGCATTGCGTAGCGGTAGGAGGGCCATCCGTCTGAGCATTGATGACATCGGTAACGCCTGCGCCACCTTCAGCCACGACGAAAATCTTAGGGATATTGCCCGTCGCAAAAGGAGTTGGATATACCCACGTATAGGTTCCGTCAGCAGCCGTCTGTACCCGGACCTTCTGTGCCGAGAACGAGATGCCACGCCAGACATTCCCGTCCGAATACATCAGGCCAGCGCCAACGCCCGGAGCATCACTCACTTGCACGAACTGCTGCTTATAGTCAGCCGCAGGCGGTATCGTCGCCATCGTGTAGAGCGGCTGATTGATGGGCGGCGGTGCGTAGGAGACACTATCTACCATTAGAACGTCTCGATGTACGAGAGGGTCTGTGCTGCGGTAGGCGAGGTGGCGTAGATAGCTGCCGCCGTGCCGATCGAGGTCGTAGCGCCAACTGTGCCGGCAACGAAGAAACCCGTCGTGGTGCCCGTCGTGATCGCAGAAGCCACAAGGTAGCAAGGCTGCGTGCCGGTGATGTTGGAAATCGTGACAGCCCTACGGCCAGCGCGGGCGGGAACGATCAGGGTTGCGGCTGCTGGGGAAATCGAAGTAGCGGCCTGCTGAGTGGCAATCGTGGGAGCGCCGACCTCACGTTGAAACGTAGGGGCAGACGATGTTCCGCCCGTAGTCCCGCTGGTTACGAAAGGGTTAGCTGTCGATCCAGCCGAAGCGCCACCAGCCTGTCCGCCTACAATCGTTACAGGTGCGCCACCGGGATATGCCATCACTCAGGTTCCTTAGACCGCAATTCGAAATCACGCTCCGACGTGGCCTCCGAGTGCTGCTGCCCCCTGTCTGCCCTGTCTTCGCTACGATCAGCCCGAACCGCGTCTCTATCGGACGAGACGGCTTGCTGCTGCTGATCTACCACACGCGCCTGCTCATTGCTAGCCGCCTGATACTCGCTCAACTGCTGCTTGCGTTCATCAAGCCCGATGGAGTTGAGGATCTTGGCTGTTTGGGCCGTCAGATAATCAATATCAGCCTGCTGCTTCTCCTGTGCCATCTGCGCCTTGGTGGTCGCGTCGGCTAGCTGAAGCTGGAGCTTGTCATTCTCCTGTTGAGCCTTGGTCTGCGCGTCTTGCTGCTTGCCCTGCAACTCGGCAATCTTGATCTGGCTAGTGGCTTGGTCGAGCTGAGCCTTGGCCTCAACACCTTTCATAGCCGCTTGGGCTTTGGCCATTTCAGCGTCCGCGAGGGTCTGCTGTGCCTTAGCTAGCTCCTCCGTACCCTGATCGCCCTGCTGTGCCTGCATCTTCTCGGCAATCTCGGGTGCGTTCTCGATAAGCTCGTCTAGATGGGACTGAATGACACGATTACCCCGCGTGAATGGCAGGAGGGCATGATTGACGACGGCGCCGAAGAATTTAACCCCTTGCTCACCCATCACAGCAAACTGCGGAAAGGCAGAAAACGCGCCTGTAACCGCCTGAAGCATCTCGGAGCTTGCCTGCTTCTCAGCCATCTCGTCCACCATCACGGTAGAATCCGTCTCGATATCCACGACCAAGGCGCGATCCCGCTTATCCTTGATAATGTCCATCACGTCTTCGATAACGACCGTGTTAGCTAGCCGCTGAAGGTCAGGTGCATACTTCTCGGCAATCTGCTGTTGCCCCTGTTGGAACATCTGCTGAGCCTGTGCCGGATCGACCTGTTGCCCCGACTGTTGAGCCTGTTGTGCAGCTTCCTTGGCCTTCTCGGTCAGAGCCTTAAGCTCCTCGCCGGCCGCTTTCTTGATCCCCGCCAGATCCTTTTCCACGTCCCGCTTAGAGGGAATGGTCATCTGGCTTATTTCAAGCAGAGTGTCTTTATCGAACTTGTCGCAGATAATCTCTACTGCGACCCGAGCCACGTCGCGAGCGAGACGAACGATCTCCTCCGTCTTATCCTTGACCCGTACAGACCCGTACTGCGTCTTGATCCGCTGGGCGCCTAGGGTTTCCTGTGCCTCAGTCTCACCACGCATGATGTCCGAAATGCCAGACAGACGATCGAAGTCGGAGAATAGCTGTGTCCGTGCTGTGATGAGCCCGGTGATGGTATTGGCGATAACGTCGATCGGGAGCCACTGAACGAACTCACCCCCGTTCTGCATGGCAGCGCCAGGAACGGGAATGAGCATCATGTCATCGGTGGATGCCATCGCAGTCTGGATAGCTTCGGAGATATCCCCACCGGCAGGGACAAGCCCCTGAACCCGACACCGATCAAGCAGAGTGTATATGCGCGACGTTAGGACGTTGATCTGGTCTAGGTGAGATGCATACCGAACATAATCTGGAATGGGGATAAGCGTGCGGCGGCGTGTCGTCCCGTAGGCAGGGCGCGGACAGGGGAAAAAGTCACGGAGACTCAGGTGGGGCTCAACCTCGTCGAGTATGACATCGATGCCCTCAGTTACCCAATATACTTTGTTGTCCGTCTTGCTCCACACTTCCCATACAGGAGCCTTGGCGCTGTCCGTTGGCTCGTCATCCTCACGGTCCTGTCTGGTGACGAAACCAGCGCGACGGATCACGGCAGGATCAAGCTTCTTGAACCGCTTGGCCATCTGCTTTTCGGTCATCCACGCACGGACAGCCTCCCAGCCCAACTCAGGCCAGTACCTTACTGGTTCGTGTAGAAAGTCCAGACGGTCAACGTGATCGACGCAAATCCGCTTCTCACCCCCTTCCGCTTCGTAAGTGACCCGCAGCACCCCGCGATTGTTGAGGGCTAGGTCATCACGCACCTCACGTAGATGCATGTCGATGCCGTTGCGTTCGAACTCGCTGTTAACAACTCTCTCGATAAGCTCAGCCACAACCTTGTCTGTAGCCGTAGCGTCGGAGAAACGTGGCTTGGCGATGACCTGTGGCGCCTTGGCGTAGATCGCGGGCTTCAGGATCTCCATCGACGCCCAGAACGTGTCGTAGTCCTGATCCGTGAACATGCCCGTTACGGACGATGACAGAGCCTCGCGTGCGGAGTAGATGTTGTCTACCCTGCGGCACATCTCGTTGTAGTCGCGAAACTCTTTCTCGGCGTGCGAGATGGCGTCCAGAATGACAGACGAGTCTTTGGGCTTGGCGGGGTCAATTAGGCCATCCGAGGCTTGATGCTGATCGCCTTCGTTCAACGCCTACGTCCCTGTGCAATCGGAGGCGGCACAATCGCACCACGCGGAACTACCCTAGCACGTTCCTTGGGGGCATTACCAGAGGACATTCGATCCATGAGCTGGCCACACAATCCAACCGCGTCAACCTGATCGTCGTGAACCCCGACCGGGAAGCTCATAAGCTCACTGATGAAGTCGCTAGCCCAAGGTGCATCGCGTGGGTAGTGAAGCCCCTGTTGTGCCATCCTGCCCCGAATAGCCTGTGCACGGATTGCCTTGTCCCCTCTGGTGGGGAACTGCTCACGCGCTACGAAACTCTCGCTCTCAATCATGCGCTTGACGAGGAACGGGCCTACGCCTGATTTGATCTGCCCTGTTTCCTCCGCCCAGCCAATAGGCTTCCATTTTCTCACCAAATTGCAGAAACTATCCACCCAAACGTCTGAACTGGCCTGAGCCCGCCAAAGGTCCAGAAGATACATGCGCCCATCGTTAGCCACACCCACCACTGAATGGACCGTGTAGTCTCCTCCATCAGCCGTAACCGCATAGTCCGATCCTCCATAGACCATCATCGTTTCCAGCGGGGGAATGTGCTGGGTTTCGACGGGAATTAGCCACTCACGCTTGAAATAGTCGCCTGTGTCCGGCGAAGGCTGTTGCTGATAGAGTGCGCTCCACGTGCGAGGCAGGCGTTCGAATGTGGCCCAATGATCCCTGCCGAACCACTCAGGCCAGATATACTCACCGGGCTTGCGGCCAAGCGGATCGTCTAGTCGTGTGGCCTTGGCCGGTACGCACAGGATTTCCCACGTCTCGCCATCGCGGCACTCGATCATCCCGCTCTCACCAGACCAGCCTTCAGGCAGGATGCTCCCTGCTAGATCCGCCTCGTTCCAGCGGGTCATTGTCAGCATCAAGGAGGCGCCGGGCTTCAGGCGGGTTAGAATGTCCTCCTGATACGCACTGATAGTGCTGGTCTGTGTCGCTGCGGAATCAGCCTCTTGTCTGCCCTTAACCGGATCATCAATGGCGACGAAGTCAGCACGATTGCCCGTGATACCCGACAAGATACCGCCGCCCATGAACTCCGAGCCGTTGGTAAGCGCCCATTCCTCCGCTGCTTTGCTATCGTCACTCAGGCCAGTGCCGAACAACTCCCGATAAGCTGGTTGCTTGACGATCGATCGCATCCGCCTGCCGAACTTGCGGGCGAGGTCCGTTGCATAGCTCGCTACAATCACCTTGAAGCCGGGAATGCGGCCCATAGCCTGCGTAGGAGCTACCACCGTCGCATATGTGGACTTGGCTGAGCCTGGGGGCAGAAACAGCATCGTCCGCCCTCTGTGGCGGTTGATGCAACGTTCTGTGGCCTCAAGGATCAATCGATGATGCTGGGCTAGTTCTGTCTCGACAGGCCGGAAGCTCTCAGTCTCATCATCCTCGACAACAGGAGCGCCGGGAACCTCTATGAAGCGGGCGTAGTCCACCATGCTACGCCTAGCCAACTCAGCCCTTGCAGCCTTTATGTGATCGGTGGTTAGGATCATTGGGGAGGAGATGGGAGAGGCATCCAGTGTGTCGGCTGAATGGTGAACTCGTTTAGAACCCACCATTCCTTGTTGGGCTTCATGCCGTTCCAGAAGTTGGCAACATACACCTGCCCGTTAGCCCAAACCAGCAACTCTTCGTCGTCCTTGGGTGTGGCAGTTTCGATCGGTTGCCATTCGCTCATCTCAAGACCCCTTGCTAACGAATTTGATAACATTATCAGCGAACTCCGCCATCCCAGCGCTCAGCTTCTCAGCCTTGTATCTAGCTTTGTCTGCCTGGATCGCCTCATACAGCTTGCCTCGCCAATATGGGTTTAGGTCAACCTGACCCTTGCTTGGTTTTGGATCAGTACCGTCGAGGTTTATCGCCAATCCATAATCGTCATTGGCCACCCAAATCGAAACGCCTGTCACGTGCCTGTACACGAAGCCGTCATTGGTCCAACCCTTATGATCAAACAGGTTTATCACCATGCGAACGATGGTGCCGTTGGGGTCGCGCTTCTGCGAGGGGATCTTGAGCCAACCGATGAGCGGGCCAAGCCATAACGGTAGGAAAGCTATCGCAAAGATGACAGGAAGCGCGAAAATCAAGGCAATCACCTAAACATCCTCTCAACAGCCCTAGCCATGTCTTTACCCCATTGCCAGAATGCGGTGCGGAGGAAGGTGCGGATCATTGACCTTTTCCAGCCGCCGAATAAAGTTTGCGAAGATGTTCGCGGAAGTCGTAAATGCCGTGTATCCAGGGCTTGCCGGGAACATGCTCAGGTAACTTGTCGCCCGGCGATGAGAAGTGGATGACCTCGCTGACCTTCGCCCAGTGTATAACGGCATCGACCACGGGAAAGTCTACGCCGAGCCAATCCGCCGCCTCAGACAGCCTGTTGCGGAGATACCAATGCCTCCGGGCATCGCGTGCAGTTTCGGGATCAAGCCATGCGGCCAATCGTTTGCGAACGCTCATCCTAACGCCTCCTCTGCTGTCTTGCGCATCACTTTGACACATGCAACCCTGCGCCTGAGGACGGTATGACTTGCCTGAGCAAAAGCCTGCTTGTCGGCAATTTCTCGCGACGCAAAGTGAATCCCCAGATAAGGGTGGCCATCCAGATCCCAGAGGTTGCGGTAAACGAACTGAGCATCAACCATCTAACGCACCTTCCGCAATCTTCCTTAGCTCTACAGCTAAGGGTTTGTCGTTGCCAGCTAGGCGAGTGAGGATAGCGTTAAGCCCTGCCTCTCGCTTCTCAGCCTTGGCTTTCCATGACGGGCCACGGCGCTTTGCCATGTACTGAGCCATGTAGGCGTTGCGGCCTCGGGTGTTTTTGGGCTCAGTCACAAGCCGTTTCTCCAAGAGCACGTCGCTCTGCCATCGAATCTTCACTGCCGCCGATCGTTGGATCATTACCAACCCGATAGCCGTTCTCGTAGGCATCATGCGCAGCAAACACCGTGTAGGGATTTCTGTTAGGCAGGCCGTCCAGCGCGTCATCGCAGCCATGGCCCCAGCAATCGTCAATCAGCTTCTGTGCGGCGGTACGGGTTGCCATCGTCTATCTCCTCGTCTGACCACCCTTGTAAACGTATTGCGTTAGGTGTCAACCGGAAATGTTAGACGGCGCTAATTTATTTGTTAGCCCTTCTTCACCCCAGCAGCGGCAATCTCTCGCAGCGCTTCCGTGGACACACCGGAGAGGTCTAGGACTGTGGTAGCGGGGAGCGGGTTGGCGGGATCAGAGCCTATGAGGGTTTTGTCACCGTATTTGCGAGAGGCGATTTTGGAGAGATACCAGCGGTCTGCGTCGAATTTCAGGCGCCCTAGAGCAGCATCCTCGGCTTGTCTGGCCTCTACTCGCATCTGTGCAGCGAGGTAGTCGTAACCTCGCGTGCGTGCGCGCGTGATACGTCCCGCCAGATCATCTCCAGCAGCTTCCCAACGCTCCATGCTGTCAGCACTAGGCATATTGGGCTCTAGCTCGATGTGTGAGATAGCTTCGCCCCTAGCCATACGCTGGAGCATCTCCTCTATCTGATCCTCTGACCAGCGTGAATCAGGCACGCGCGGCAACCTTATGCATCTGTCGCAGCTTTTGGCACGCCAGCACAGCTACCTCCTCCAGGTCAGCGAGAGCTTTCTGCCAGTCGGTCATGGTTTCCCCGCGTGCGTCCTTCAGCGAGTAGCTTGGCACAGCGAGGAAATGGCAGAGAGCGCCGTGGAGAGCGTCATGCTCAAGATCCATCGTGGCTACGTCTTCACCGTATCCTAGGTCGCGTGCTGTATCGAGCTTGCTCATGGTCTACAGGACGCCAGCTTGCCGCGCGATCACAAACACACCGATGAGGATCAGAATCACCGAACCGATACGAGTGAGCTTGGCGTCAGGGCTGAACTCCTGGAGAGCCCATATGCACAAGCCGACCACTACGAGGATCAGCAGCGAATTTAGCAAAAGGTTCATGGCTTCAATTTACTCCTGTTTAGCCTCTACCGCAAGGCTTGGCGCTGTGTTCAGCGCAGCCCTCATACACGCTTGTTTAACAACGCTATGAGCAGTGTCGATGCCACACATCCACCACTCATAAGACAAGCTTTCTGATACGTCGCTTGCGAAATCATCTAAATTAACCTCCGGGAAACGGATAAGCATCACATCGCCCTGAGACATTTCTCTAATTTCCCATCTCGCAGCCTCGCGTTTTGATGCATCAATCGCATCAGCTGCTTCATGGTCAAAATCCGGAAACTTGCTCACTTCCGTCTCTCCTCTACCGCAAGCCGCAACACCTCCTCAGCCTCCGGTCCTGTTGCCATAACAACGATCTCTCGGCCTTCTCCCATGTCGTGAGCGATTAAGCCGGGGTAGCTGTCTGACGTGGGGATCTGGCGGGTTATGAGGGTCATGCGGCTTTCTTTCGAGCGAAGGTGCGCACGTAGAGCGGCCCGAGTTTTACGGAGTGCCGGTATAACCCCTCACGCTCGCTGAACATCTGCCCGTTGGTCTTCCGCAACCATTTTACCATCAACCCAAGCGGCTCACGCTCAGCGGTGCCGTAGCGAACGACGATCGACAGGCTCATCGCCCAACCATCGCGGTAAAACCGGATCATATCCCTGTCTTTCCTTGTGAGAGGGCTTGGCGGGCATAAGCCACACGAGCCACAACTTCCGCACTAGCCGAGCGGCCAAGAGCCTCTATGCTGAAAGCCTCATATGTTCCCAGCCGCTTCAAAGCACTCTCCATCGTTTCTAGCTTCTCTCGCTGGCGTTGGCGGTGTAGGCGTGTGCGGTTGGTAGAGTTGGTCATATCGACAGCCCAACTTTTTTCCGAGGGTTTTCGGCACAAGCGGCCATTATGCAAGCCATGAAAATCAGCGCTCCAATCAAGGATCCCCATCCATTGGGAGCGTCATAGCGAGCTGACATGCGCGGCTCACCCACAGCACCGCTTACCCACAGACCATGCCGAGTTTGGTCCAAGCGATCAAAAGCGGCAGACAGGATGGGAAACGCTTGCTTTCCGGTCATCCCGGCAATCTCTCGGAAGCCCCCGCCCTTACCGGTATCTGGGATATGGTCGTACCACACCGCAGAGCAATTGTGCGTGTAGTTGAAACTCTTTTCCCCGATCCAAATGTCCGTGCTCATCTCTCATCTCCTATGTCACGAACACTACACGTTCCGAACCGCATTGCAAGCCTCATTCAACCGCCGCGCTGAGCTAAACATTCCCAGCATCGCGCTCCACACAGGTTTCAGGAGGTGCTTCTCGTTGCTGTGGGCGTAGTCGATACCCATGCGCTGAACCTCCACAAGCAGGGGTATGGCGATGTCGTTCGCCTTAGCCAGAGCAGCGGATGCATTGTCTCGTAACAGGCATATCCCACACCGATACCGTAGTTCATCACCTTGGGCACTGGGGAGTATGGCTATCATGCCAGTGCGGTAGCGTGTCCAGGCGGGTTCAACGGGCATGTTTGGCCTGTCCCTTTGCTCTGCGAATGTTTTGGGCGCGGATATAGCTCAACGTGCCCGGCGATGGGTTGACCGGCTGCACCTCGCTTGGCCGATGCGTAGGAAATTCTCCGAACCGTTGGCGATGCAAGTGAGAAGCCCACCCATCCTGTTTTCCCTTTAAACGGGCGTAGGAGAGGCATTCTCGGAAGAAGAGGATTTTATCCGCATCAGATGCTTTCGGCTTTGTAGGGCCGGTTCTAGCCCCATTCAGCAGGCCAAGACGCCCGGCACCCTCGACAACATCCGTCTCGCGCTTGCTTTCAAACCCACAAACGCAAATCTTTGCCGTCTTGAGCCTTCCGCATTTCGGACAAGGCGATGGAAGCCTAGCCGCCTGCGCTTCACCCTCCGACTTCTCGCCCTTGACCTTCGTGCAAAGCGATGGGCGATCGATGTCCACCGGCAAGCCCAACGTAAGCAGGCTGCCAGTTTGGTCGATCACAATGCAATCTTTCCACGGTGGGTTGTCCCTAAGCCCCCTGCCGATGCCCTGAACGAGCTTGATCGGGCTTTTCGTAGCGGCGCGCCACAAGATGCAGGCAACGCGCCGATCAACGCCCTTGATGAGTGCCGCAACCGACGAGATACCCATAATCTCACCTCGGTCTAGCTGCTCGAAAATCCGCTTCCGGTCTGCCGCTTCGGTCTTTCCATCGATGTAGCCCCACGGAATACCAGCCTCGTTGAACCGATCACATGTGTTCTGAGCCGTCGCGCAATTCACGTCGAATGCGAAGGTGGGCCGATTGTCCCCCAACTCCCTCCACGAAGCGATTGCGTCCGCAACGATCTTTTCGCCTCCCATCACATGGGCAACGGCGTCCTCATCCAGATCGCCCGCCTTGATCTTGGTCTTGCTCCAATCCGGCGACGTGGGCGCATAGGCTATCACAGGCATGACATAGCCCAGATCCACCAAACCTTGCATGGCGATGGGCTTGATCAGGTCATCCCAGGTATTTCCAAGCCCCTTGCTCCACGGCGTAGCGGACAGGCCGATAAACACCGCGTCAGGGTTATCCTCCATCAACTCGCCTATGACCTTGAAGGACATATGGGCTTCGTCCTGAATGAATATATCAAACTTGGGGCATGCTCTGCGGGAGAGAGTTTGTACGGATGCTACCTGACAGGGCTGGGCATAATCCGTCATAGGGTGGTTCGCCTGGATAACCCCGATGTCTCGAATGCCCTCGCTCCAGAATGCGCTTACCGTCTGGTCGATCAGGGAGATTGCGTCTGCCGCGAAAATCACGCGCTTGCCCTTTGCCAGGGCATTGCGAACGATCGTGGCGGCTATCATGGTCTTACCAGCGGCTACACTGAGCTGTAACATGGGTTTGCGGTGGCCAGAGCGAAGACTGTTACGCAAAAGGACCACTGCGTCCCGTTGATGCGGCCGTAGTTCCTTCATTGCCCTTCTCTCTCTGTGGTGGGCTTAGCGAGTTCGTAAGCATCGCGGAGTCCAGTGAGATATACCGCCGTCAGCGCCTCACGAAATCCATGCCCGCTGTTAGACATCGCGGAGAATATCGAGAGAGCCTGCCGCTCTATACAGTCTCGCTCATCCGGCGTCAGCTTCATACGACCAAACCCGTTAGGGGCGCGGGGGATTGCGGGCGATCCGTGTAGCGCTCGCGGCTGAAGTTCAATCCTTCCCATAAGCCTCCACCATCCTCCTACATGCTTCCTGGTAGGTTTCTATACCCTCGCTAGGATGGATACCGAACAGCGCTTTGATCGCTCTCAGCATGAAGCCGCCTGCATCCTCTCGAATGCCTTGCCCCCGCCGCAACTCGTGTTGGAATGCTCGTATCTCAGGCCATCCCATCCGATCGATGGCAGCCTCTAAAATCTCGCTCTCGATCGGTTGCCAGCCCTCTAGGTTTTTATCCATTGTCACGCCTTCCCTGATCCATCACACTCGAAATGAGCCATAGATCCACAATCAGGGCAAGGGGGATCGCGGTTCCAATCGGCGTCTGGGTTGCGTCGCTTCAATTCCTCCAGAGCTTGGAATGCCTTGAATCTCGAAATAGCCTCTAGCTCATCGTCTCTTGGCTTATCCATTGTCTTTCTCGGTTGCTTGGCGGTTCTACGGCCACGAACGGACACGCCGTTTTTTGTCGAGCGGATGTAAGCATCGAAAGTAGGATCAACCGGAGACCAGTACCCAAAATCTGCCTCACTATCCCTCCTCTGTTGCTCAAGGGCAAGCGAGAGGCATTTCTGAGCGTCCTGTATGTCATTGATGTCCAGAATAATCCTCATCTCTAATCCTCCTGTCTCAAGGTTTTAAGGTTGGCTTGGAGGTGTGTTGCGCTTTGCCGCTAGGTAGCCCGAGATGAACGCATGTCTCTGCATGACCGCGAGGTGCATGTCTCGAAACGGCGGGTGAATCTCAGGCGGCTCGTAATTCGTCCATGCCGTCAAAGCATCCTCTGGAATCTGATTCTCACTTCCTTCCACGCTAAGCCCCTTTCTTACTTGTCTGTATCTGTCTCTGTATCTGGTCCGTCACCAAGGCCGTCACTGTGACGTCACTCACTGTCGCGTTTCCGCTCTCTGAGACGCCGCATTCGTTCAGCTGACGTGTCCGACTTGTACTGTCGATTTTGCCAATTATTCGGCCTGACAGCGACAATTCCATGCTCGTCTGCCTCCTCTCGAAACAAACCCCGATCCTCCATTCGCCTAAGGATCTGGACGACCTCATTCTGCTTGATCCGCAGCGTGAAAGCGATGTCCTGGATCGGAGGCAAACGGCCTTTATCGCGTCCGGCGAGGCACAGCAGATTGATCCAATGGCGAAAATCACGATCGCTCAGACCTTGAACCTTGGGATCATCGGGAACCGTCAGATACAACCGAAGCCATTGCATCAGGCATCGTCCAGCTTCACGCTGAACGTGATTTCTCCATTAAGGTGAGAAATTATCACCTTAACCGGGCTGTCTGCCGACGCTGCGAGGCTCAGGGCTAAGCGTGCCCGCTCCACCGCCATAACGACGGCTTGCCGCAACCTAGCGTTTTCGGTATAATCCATGTGCTTAATCCTTGACGGGGTTACGCAACCATCTCCTCGGTGGCTCCATATCGGCCCGCTGCGCCAACAACCCGCAGCGGGCCTTTTTTTAAGCCGGGAAGTACACGACAGCCTTTCGGTAGCCGAGAGCCCTAGCCACATCATCGCTGACAGAGCCCTCCCGCTTTACCATCTGGGATACAGCAGACGGTGTAACGCCAGCCTTCTCAGCTATGCGCTTCTGCCCCCCGTATTCGGTCATGGCCATTCGAAGCCGCTGCCGCATTTCAACCTCGCTTAACATAGCGCCTCCGTTAGTGTCGGATCATAAATAACCGCTTGCATTGGCAATGACAAGTGCTAAAGTGATCGGGCTAACTGAGGAGATAGCGAGATGACTGAAGTGACCAAGATTTTCCACATCACCCTTGCCGTGGCGATCCGCCCTTTGACGGATGATGAGATTTCCCGGAGTGGATCAGACGCTCTGGACGAGGATTGCCAGCCAACGGGAGGGCAAGAGGATCTAGACGAGGTGTCCGCTCACGATATGGCGGAAATGGCTGCTTACGCTGTCGAAAACGCAGAGGATATGTGGGGCGGGTCTAACCTGTACGCCGCAGTTTCCGATGTTTCGATTGTGGGCGCCGTCGAAGCCTAACACCCAATCATAAATGGAGATGAGACACCATGACCATTAACACGGCCGTATGGGAGGCGCTAGGAAAGACTGATCCCGCGCATACCAAGCAGTTTAGCCGAGCTGGGGGCTTCAAGGGAACCGCGCTCAAGCCCATGTGGATCGTAAAGAGGCTAACCGAGTATTTCGGGCCGTGCGGTTCAGGTTGGGGAATTGGCCAGCCTTCGTTTCAGGTTGTTCCTGCCGAGGGGGAGTTGATGGTCTATTGCACCGTCTCTTGCTGGCACACCCGCGAGAGCAACGTTCTGTGGGGCGTCGGCGGCGATAAGGTCACAACCAAGCGCTCGTCGGGCTCGTTTAACGATGACGAGGCTTTCAAAAAGGCTTTCACGGACGCTGTGGGTAACGCCTTCAAGTTCATCGGTGTAGGTGCTGACGTGCATCTGGGGCAGTTCGAAGATAGCAAATATGTGCAGGCTGTAGCAGCGGAGTTTGCCCCCATGCCCGAGCCAACCAACAAGCCCAAGCGTGCCGAACCGCTCAGCAAGGGTCCGATGAAAACCCGCGCTGAAGCCCGCACCACTTACGGTGAGATCGTTCGGGAGCTTCACGGCTGCGAGGATAGCAGCACACTAGACGCATACCTTACCACCATGAAGCCCACACTAGACCAATATGAGGCGGAATTGCCGGATGCCTGGAATGGCGACGGACAGGACTTTCGGGGGATGCGCGCTGAAATCGAGGACGCAAAAAACAGAATTGCTAACCCACAACAGGAATGGTAAAAACTCCGACGTAGCAAGATCGAGGCAATTCCAATGAGTCATTCCGTTTGGAATAAAGTGGCAATCAGAGGGGCTGATGATTGCTGGCCATATATCGGGCACTGCAATTCATTTGGATACGGCCTTCACCAGCACAATGGCAAACAAATAAGGGCGCATAGGTTGGCTCTTTATGAGAAGAGTGGGCCAGCCCCCACTGACAAGCCTTTCGCCCTTCATTCCTGTGATAATCCACCTTGCTGCAACCCTGCTCACCTTCGTTGGGGAAGCCAAGCGGACAACAATGCTGACAAGCTCAGTCGAGGCAGGCACCACCATGCGACCGCTACGCATTGCAAACGTGGTCACGAGTTTTCTTCGGAAAACACAAGAACAACAAAAGGCAAACGAGAGTGCCTGACGTGTGAACGCATTAGGGCTGAGAAATACATTCAGCAAGCTGGCGGCAGACGTGGGCGCGCCACCGGCGAAAGGTGCGGGTCATCAAAACTAACAAGGGAGGAGGTCGTAATGATACATGGCGATAATAGGCCGCATAGAGCGATAGCTGCCGATTATGGGGTGAGCCATACACAAATAGGCGCAATCAAACGCGGCGTCTGGTGGCCTGATGTGAAGGCGGAAATTGATCTGGCAAAAGACCGGATCGCAGTGAAGGAATACAACTGATGGCTGATCGTTACGATGTGCTGACCGCTCGCGAGAGCAACGGCAAAACCTACTGGACGAAGCTGGGAGCCATGTTCCCCAACCGTAACGGGGAAGGCTTCACGCTTATGCTGGATGCCATGCCAGCCCCGCAGGACGGGCAATTCAAGCTGACGGCGATGGTCCCGAAGCCTCGCGACGACAACCGTAGCGCACCGCGTCAGCAGGCACGCCAGAGCGCGTCGGACGATGACGATTTCGGGGCGCCGTTCTAGGATGAGCAAGCTGCGCCCGCATACACGCATCAAGCCGAAAGCGGGTGCAGCACCCACAGCGGAGGAGCGTAAGCATTGGGACCGGATAGCTCGCATGGGCTGTCTGGTTTGCTCAGATCAAGCTACCATTCACCACGTCACAGGTAGCCCGCATGGTGGACGTGTGACGCGCAAACACAGCCGGGTAGCTCCACTCTGCCCGAAGCACCACCAGATCATCTACGGGCCGAAAGAGTCTGTCGAGGCGCTAGGCCATCGCGGGTTCTACCGTATGTACGGGATTAATTTGCTGGCGTGGGCGGATTGGCAATGGGAAAACAGCCGAGGGGCGATGGAGGAAATATGAAAGCCGAAACTGTCCGCATTGTTGGCGATCGTCAGCGCTCCTACGCAAAGCAACTTATTGACACCTGCCCGCTGGGCTACACGGTCAAGATAGGCGCTGAGACACGCCGGGATGCTCAAAATCGGTTGCTCTGGAGCTTGATAGAGGATGTGCGATCGCAATGCCCTGACATGGCAGCATTCAGCAAGGAGGATGTGAAAAACCGCTTCATGCACGCGCTGGGAGCCGAAATGCGCTTTCTGCCCGAGCTTGAAGGGTCTGGCATGTTCCCCGTTGGCTTCCGCTCTTCCACGCTTACGGTTGCTCAGTTTAGCGGGCTATGCGAACTCATCCAGGCGTGGGGCTCGCGTAATGGCGTAACGTTCAGGGATGCTACTCTTTCAGATCGATAACCGTCGCTGGCCTCCAGTGGGTTATTTGTCCAACCTTCGGACCAGAAGACCACTCCCACACAGCCTTACGCGCTTCATGGGCTTTGCGTACCCACCCACCCCGTAGCTTGGTAACGACCAGCGTTTCCCCGTCTACAGGGCAGGGGCCACCATCATGCTTGCGAATCATGGCAGCGTGCAAACCTCTATCTCAGCCATGCCAGCCTCACCACCGCGCTCGATTACAAGCCGGTTCATCCATGCGTCATCGGGGAAGCCAGGAATAGCCTTCACCAGCATGTCGGTTATGGCTTTCTCACGGTTGGCGATGTCGGACTGATGATTGACGCCTAGACGGAGGTAGAGGGACCAAGGCTTGCCGATGGACGGTCTGTCTTGATCCTCCCACGCCTCTAGCAGCATCGGCGCAACCAGTTTCGTCCATGCCTTGAACGTAGGCGATAGGGTTTTGCCGAACTTGCTGTTGCGGTGCGCTTGAATGTACATCTGGTTTGTGGACGGGCCGACAGGAATGGTAGCGGTGTAGATCACGCAGCCACCTTCTGCTCAGCCATATCGATCATCTGCTGAGCCGTCATGCGCTTGCCGTAGACGAAATAATCCCCTGTCTCGTCTCTTGCATGAACCGTCTTGACCTTGAAAACGGGGCCGTACTTTTGGAGCGCTCTCTGAGCCTCACCAGCCCGGCTATCGTCCACAATCAACACGGTAGCGCGTACCCAGGGAGTACCGCCATGTGGGCGTTTGGCCTTGTGGCTGCGTGGCTCTACAGGCTTGGTGGGCTTTTCGGCAATCTGCTTGGCGCGGGTCTTGGGCGTGGTTCCGGCCATTGTGTGCCAGCGGGCAATCGTGGGAACGTCCGCTTTCCAGAACCGGGAAGCCTCGCGGATAAACATCGTTGGGCTTAGCTCTGCGAAATCATCAGGAACGGGGCGATTGCGGAGGGCTCGCTGCAAACCGTTCTGGCGACAGACCTCGCATATCACCTTCTCGGTTTTGCCAAACTCGTCTCCGATGGCCTGATATGTCAGCCCTTGGTCGAATAGCTCACGCAGGCGGTCAATCTTTTCAGGCGTCCAAAAGCGTGCGGTCATCCGATTTTCCTCTGTTCGATTTGGCAACGGCGGGCATGACGGGCGCGCTCAGACCTAAGCCTAGCTGCGTCCGACTTCTCCACGGATAGGTCTATGGCACGGTTGCGCCAGAGATTGACGGCACCCTGCTTGCGGTTAAGCTCGATCCTGTAGCCTATGGTTACGGCTATGAAGGCGGCTATGATCGCGAGGCCACCGTAGGCGAGAAAGTAAGGGATCATGCGTCTAATTCCCTTGCCGAGACGCCATGCAACCTAGCCAGCAAATCTACGGACGCATGATAACGAGGCGGAATACCTGTCGTTCTCCACGTATGCAGCGACTGCCTGGAAATGCTAAAATGATCCTGAACGCGCTTGCGTCCGATCCGCTCTATCGCTTTCGCGTGTGGGTGAAGCTCTTTCATTCATGTAAGCTATCACGACACATTTAATCAGGCAAGCGGGAAAGGTGCTTGACGTCATAAATTTTCTGTGGTTTAAGTATGCCAACGAGGAGATACGAGATGCCTGAGATGGAAAGCCTCTGCCACGGATGCGACACACCGTTGGACACGCCCACGGAAAGCCGCATGGCCTATTGTGCATCCTGCGATGACGAGATGCTGACCTATCTTTTCGAGATCAACGCTCCTGCCGTGTATGCGGTTGGTGAGCGGGTTTCGCCTACGGGGTTTCTGGCATGAGCTACGATGTCTCTATTGGGTCGGCGTGGTTTAACTACACCTACAACGTCTCTGCGCTGTTTTACGATCACATGGACGGCGGAATTTCCGGCTTGAACGGTCTTACCGGAAAACAGGCTGGCGATAAGATTGCAGAGGCTTTTACGCGCCTAGACCGAACTCGCCAAGACTTGTGGGTTGTGGATGCTGTGGGTGAACCGAAGTTTTCGGCCAAATACGACGCTCCCAACGGGTGGGGATCTCCCATCGGAGGCCTGATGTTTCTGGCTAACATTATGGCGGCTTGCTATTCGAACCCCCGCAAAAAGGTTCATGTCGGATGAACACCGTAACCATTTCCAAGGCTGAGCATAGCGCCCTGATGGCTGTAGCGCTCGCCGCCAGCAACATTCGTCACCCCGCACTGTTCGATATGGACGGATACGGAAAACGCAGGATCGAGCAGGAGCTTGATCGCTTGGGCGAAATTCATTCATTCTTTGCCAAGAAAGATCCGAAATGATCGACCTTCACAATTACACCAATGGCCATGTAGCGCGGCGTCAGGCTGAGAGAATGGCGATGAGCAACCCAACACGACAACCGGAGAGCCTTGGAATTGGCCGGATCGTGGTCGGCACGTTCGTCTGCATCGCGATGATGGTTATGGTGTTTTGGTCATGACCCCCCAAAGCGCTCGAGCAGAGAGGGAAGCGTGATGGCCTTTTCACATGCTTATCAGCGGATCACGGCCATCCCGGCGCCGGCGACATACGAGGTGCGGTCGGGCGAATGGTGGCTGCACGGCTCCTTGGAAAACGGTGAGGCGCGTAGCTGGGGCGAGCGACACATAATCACGCTCAACGAGCACACTGGGCATTTCACCTGCGAAGGCGGATACGGCACGTTCAGCTACTGCTGGCCGTCGCCCAGCCGGGGCAAGGAAAGCCTCCACGCCTTCCTCTACGACGTGGATTTCGGCTATTTCATGGGCAAGGCGTCCAAGCAGCCGTACCGGGTTGCAGACCATGAGGCGACCCTCCGAAGCCTTCGTCACGAGATCCTGCGTGATCGTCGCGACGGCTCGTTAGAGAAGGCTGAAGCCCGCGAGTTCTGGGCCGATTTGGAAGACGCCGACCAGGGTAACACGGAAGAGATGATACGTCGCCTCTACGAGGGCGATTGGTCAGGCCGGCTCGACTATTCGGACCCCTCTGTAATGGTCGATCACCCCGGCATGCGCCGCTTTTGGGATGAGGTCTGGACGCCATTCGCCAATGAGATCCTGAAGCCGCACTGGGACGCGCATCGGCTTGCTCGCGTCGAAGGCCTCGCAGCATGACCCTCCAAGCGGAAGAGATAGCGGCGTCGTGCCCGGATTGCGGTCTGAGTTCATGCGTTTGCTACGACGATTCCGAGGCGATCTGGTGCGATCGCTGCCAGGGGACCGGCTCAGTCGACTGCAATTGCGGTGGCGACTTATGCGTCTGCGCCAATGGCGGCGAGCGCGATTGTCCGCGCTGCGGAGGACAGGGCGAGTTCATCCCAGCGCCAGGACAGCTAGAGCGCGAGGCTAAGGCCCACCGCGAGCTTCAGGAAATCATGTCCCGCGCGCTTTCGAGCGACAAGCCGGAGAATCCCGCATGACCGACGCCACCCCGACCTTAAGCCCTGCTGTGGTGACGGAGGATCAGCAACGCCGTCGCGCTGCCTTGGTCGAACGCATCGGCACAATCGCTGATCTGTCCTGCCAAACGCCCCTTGCGGGAGATTTGGGCGACGTGGCCTACGATCTGTTGCGACAGGCGGCTGCACAGATTTCCAGCGACGGCCACCGCCTAGCATCCCTCGCCTCACCCGAACGTCCTGTGGAGCGAGGGCAGTTTGCCGAACTGGAGGCATCGGCGCGCAAACATCGCGAGTGGGGCAGGGACTGGATGCCAATCCGGCTGACTGACCTTGAGGCCACCCTCTTCAAAATCAGAAGCGGGGAGCGGGGTATGAGCGACCCACGCTTTCTC